CTTACACCACCATAAGCACTCGCTATTTTGAAGCGTACTCTGGGCTGTGTATCTGATTTATTTGTGGTGGAAAATGCTTGAGTATTAAATGTGGTGTCATTTGTCCAACCTCTTATATCAATAGTGCCAAATATTCCACCATATCCAATCATATCAACAACCTCATTACCAGATGAACCTTGATGTGAATAGTTGGTTTTGACATATACATCGATCCCCGTTATCTCAGCATTATCAAATTTTTCATAAAAAACATTGTTTTCAAACAATACATCTATCTGAGCCGATTTAACATTTGATACATCATCAACATCCTGTGCAGATATAGAGCCATAAGTGCTTAAATCCATATCAACCATATTTGCTTCATTAGTTACAGCACCACTATTTACAATCACCTTCAAATCTGAAGGTACTTCAGTTGGATAGAAATAAGCATATCTATCAATTCTATTTGTATGAGAAACAACACATCTCGTTGAATCATTCTGAACCGTATTAAATGCCGTCAATTTAGCGAAGTCTTTTAAATCCGAATCATAAGCCCAGACCTCATCGATTGATTTACATTCATGTTGTGATACATACCAATTTTTCGTGCGAGTCCCTATTGCTCCACTTGACCAATTTAAATCATCACCCATATCTACACACTTAATCAAATTAGTGCGTTTTGAGAAATTATTGGTCGCTGTTGTAGTGTGTCCTATATTAGATACATGATCACCATATATAATAGGCTTTACTTCACCGAGAGAATCTGTCGGCACATCTCTTTGAACTTTATCCGCTTGATCAATTAAGGATTCACCCATTTCTAAATTCACGGTATATGTGGAATTTTCAATAGGCAATGATATTCGTGTCGGTGTATAAGTTGGGATTCCGCAGATTCCTTTATATAATAAACAACCATCAGCAGTAGTATTAGAGTCGCTAATTACCCAGATTTCGACTGGGCTATTGTATATATCATAAGTGGCGAACAAATCTGAAATATTTGCATGACCCAAATCAATTAAATCTATTGAAAAACCACCGACCGACGATGTATGTGTTTTTATATCTATTCTATCGGGAATTGAGATGTCACCAGCCAAAGAACCGATTGCGGTAACATTGGCACCCTCATCATCATCGTAGACAATACAATCGTCATTTGTGAAATAAACATAAGACCTTGTATAGGGTGATGCGACCAGTTTCCTTTCTAATTTCACAAAATATTTGACAGATTTAGAATCATTTTTTAATTCAGTTGATAAAACTGCTGGAAAACTAAGCATGAGTTGCTATTCGATTAAATCCTAATCTGGAACGATTCTCTATGATATTTGCTAATTCATCTGCATTTTCTTGACTGCCTATAAACTTACCAACATTAATAGTGATTCCTCCCATTCCACCAACAAGATTCTCCTGCTGTGCTTTGTTTAAAACAACCTCACCTGGAGTAAGCATAGCAGGAACGGTATCTTTGTTCCCTGATCCTGGAACAATTCCCCCTTGAGCAAACGGCTGTGATGCTATAGTTGCAATTTCAGCCGCACCAGCGGCAGCTACAATTCCAGCGAGTGCGAAATTAAAAGGAGTCCAGGGCTTGTTTCCTAATGCACCCACAACCGCAGATGCAGTTCCAGAAACTGCTTGAGCATATTTGATTGGTTTTAATCCTCTTTGAGCTTCTATTTCTTTCTTGCGGTACTTCTCTTTGATATTACTGATTTTGGCTTGCTTAGATTCTTCTGATACTGCTAATGATTCTACCGCTTTGATTTCGGCATTCATATCATTATCAAGTAATTGTTTTTTACGTGAATACATATTTGTAAATAAACTGGAAACTCCACCCACATAAGCACTGGTTCGGTCTGTGCTACTCTGCATCTCTCCAGTAAGATTATCCCAAAACATTTGACTTTTTTCTCCCGAATTAGCAAAGGCAACGCCCATGCCTGTCACAAAATCAATATGTTGTGTGTATTCGCCTTCAGGCACTTCGGGAACCGCTACTTTTTGCATAGTCGCCCCTATCATTCCAAAGGCTCTATTAATGTCTTTTGCAGTAATTAATGTTTCCCTTAGGGCTCCATCATTAATTCTTTTAAAAGCCTTTTCAATTTCTTCGGCTGATATAGTCCCTTGTTTGCTCATTTCTTTTGAAATTTTAGCCTCAGCGTCAGCTCTTTGTTGGGCTTGATCTAAAAGATATTGATAAGTAACTGCCCAGCTTTTACCCATAGTTTCAGCGTCTTTTGCTGATTGGGCCTCTATTTGCTTGGAAAATGCCGCAATAGCTTTTGAGTTATCTTCACTAAAAGGAATGATACTTGCTAATTCATTCTTGACTACCATAGCCATGAGTTTGACTCTCATCTCTATGGCCCTTGCAGTAATATCAAAAGTCTGTGAGACTAAATTAAATACAACAGAACTGTTGTCTTTTAATGTAGCCCCAACTACGTCCCAGCCTATATTTCCAAGTTTTTCAAATTCTGCATTAGCCCGTTCTATTGATGGTTGTATTTTATCTATTATTACATTGCCAATCTCAATCATTATATTCTGCATATTATTCTTCAATTTGGAGAACTGAGTATTGAAAGCAGATGTCATTTTCTTAAAAGCTATTTCCGTTGCTCCTGCCGCTTGAGTTTCAAATTGCTCTACATTTTTACTAAGCACATTAAAATTATTAGCAAGGGTTTGGATTCCTGTAATAGCCCTGACATTAGGAATGAATTTTTTAATAGTTGCGGGGTCCATACCTTGGAATTGTTTTACAGTTTCAACAATATCTACTGTCCCATCTGCGAATCTGACCACCTCAATCCCTGCGGCTTTCATCGCATCTCTTGCTCCGTCAGCAGGAGCACTTAAACCAAGTATTGATGCTCTTAATGCGGTAGTAGCTTCTGCGGTATTAATCCCCGAAGCAGTCAAGGTAGCCATTGCTGCACCTACGCCCCTCATGCTCAAATTCATAGATTTAGCAAAAGGGAGAACCATTCCCAAACTCTGGCTCAATTCATTCATTGTTGTCTTGCCTAATCTCACTGTAGTAAATAACACATCAGAGACATCGTTTACTTCGTCTGCTGTCTTACCATAAGCATTTAGCGAAGTAGTTAGTATGTCAGCGGCAGATGCAGCTGTGGTGACACCTCCTACGGCTAATTTACTTGCTACGGCTAAAACATTGGCAGATTCAGCAGCGGAAGAAAACCCCGCAGAAACAATGTCGTATTTGGCTTTACTGATAGAACTGAGAGCCAAACCAGAGGCTGATGCAACCGCCCTTAATTCCCTGCTCATATTGGGAAGAGTTTTTGCATTAACATTAGTCATCAGAGTAGAGACTTCAAGTAATGACTTTTGAAAATCTCCTGCCAATTTCGTAGAGAGAACTGCAAACCCAGCTCCAACTAATGCTGATTTTGCCCCTAATCTCGCAACAGAACCAGTAACGGCTTTTAATGCTTTTCCAGTTTTGGCAGCACCTTTTTGACTAATTTTTAGGACTATATTTTTAGGCATTTTCTTTTATGTTGAATTTTTCTATTTTATTAAACTCATTTTCAATTAAAATAAAACAATCTGTACGGAAGGAACTTAGACTGTCTAAATTATCACCTAAGGGAACATTGAAATTCTTGCAAAGGTAATAATCATTGATCATTTCAATCTGCCAATCTCTAATTAAAATATTTGGATTGCTAAAGAAAGGAAGATTGTAATATAGTGTTTGTCCAAGTCCATGTTTTTCTGTCTCTGGCTGTTTTATTATTTTTATTATTTCATCAAGAACATCATTTTTTGTTTTAAATTCCTTCTGCTTTCCTGTAATAGGGGACTGAGCCAAGTAAGGGAGGTCTGCAAATCCAGTTGAGGCACCCTTAACATGACACCAGACTGCATAACTCAGTCCCCATGTCCAGAAGGGGTTTCAAACCCCATATACGAGTTTATTATTTCCATTAGAACTTCATCCTCTTCAAGAACGGTTAGGCTTCCTAATACCTCATCAACTTTTTCTTCTGTCTCAAAGGCTATTAAAGCAAAATCGTCTGCTAATCCATGAACCAATTCTGGCTTCATGTCTTGAAAAACGACCTTGACCTTTCCATAAAGTTCTCTGCGTTCCTTACGAGTAATGTCCTTGCATTCAAACTCGCCATGTTTTGTAATAATGACCATTCCGACCTCCCTATTTATTTACCAAGCAGTCACTGCTTCATTTTTAAATGTGGAAATATCAAATGCGTTAGTTGAACCATTTTTTACGCATTCAAATTCCAATGTATGAAAAACACCAGACTCACTTAGGTCTTGTCCAGGGTCTCCTGTGTATTGGATTTCAGCATTGATCTCCATTTCACCTTCAGCATCTGGAGCAGAATCGCCGCATATAATATTCAGCGACAATGTATCTCCGTCAAGAAAATCCTGAATCACGTTATTAGTAGCAAGGTAACTAAATTGATTGTCATATTTAACCACAAGGCTCCCAGTGACGGCGTATTCGGGGAATACATAGACTTCAGCATTTCCGTTAGTATCAAATCCAACCCGATTAACTCCATTGGAAATATTAAATGTAAACGACTTCATAATGAAAGTTAATGTTGTACGATCATCTGCGTCTAAGGTTCTTGTATCACAATCCAAGACGTTGAAGTATGTAGTTTCAGCAGCAGCCCAATTAGCAACAGTGAAATCAACTTCCGTAGTTGTTGAAGTAGATACAGGATTTGAGAATCCACTGAAATAATTACCGCTAATAGAAACCATCCCATTGTTTGCAGCTACGTCTCCAGCAATAGTTAAATCGGAACAAATAACTCCTGCAACTCTAATACCTTCACTTGCCGCTCCTGGGTAATATGCCAAGTTGCAACTATGAGGCAATCCGTCTCCGCCAATAGCTTCACCCATTGAATTAGCATTACTTGAACCATCTATTTCCATTTCATGCACGATAGAACCAGATTGACCATTTTCTTGCCCTACTAATAGGCAATGTTGTGCTAATGTTCTTGGGGTTGCCAGCATTTCAAAAGGCATTGATATTGTTCCACCTCTTGTGTTTGTTACTGTATCGGCAGCATTCTTGACACTTCCTCTGCCGCTTAATAATCTCGATTCCCTGAGAATATTAAATGTCGGTTTTTGTGCTTGGACAACTGGTTGCGTAAGATACGCTGTACCGTCTGCTCCAGATGAATCTAATGCCACCCCGAAAGCTGTTTCAGCCTTCAAACCGTATTTTATACTGCTTACAGGGACTACTCTTGTATCGGCCATTATTTAGCCTCCTTTTTTGTTGTTGTTTTTACTTTATTAACAACTCCCATATTAAGCAGTTGTTCTGCGGCGTCATCGCCTACATCTACAGTTCCGCCTTCCTTCAATTTACTGAATTGAGACTTACTGCATAAAACAGAGTTTGAATTTACTCTGTATATTTTATTTGGTTTTCCTTTGATTTTCATTTTAAATCACCTCTATGTTTTGACAGTTGAATGTTCCTATTCCCCTTAAAAGAGTGGGGTCATCTTCGTCTATTTCGTACTCAATGTTTGAAATATTTGCATCAAACCATTTCTCGCCGTTAGAATAAGAGACATTGTTTAATATTAATCGCTTGAGCCTTTCCATTACATTACTCACTTGTTTAATATTGTTTTTAGTGTATTGACCCCCGAATTTTAATTGATAATTCACTAAAATGTCGTATTCTCTCTGGGCGCCGCTTGACATATAAGTCACTAAGGTGTCTGATTCTGGGACTAAGAGAAAGGATTGATTGCCACGATGTTCGTCATAATGTACGGGGATAGCAAATTCGTTATTGATTAATGTAGCCAAAGACTCCATTACGTCATCATAAATTGTATTAGTGAAAGTAATTGGCATTAATACCTCGAAACCTTTACTGATTTAATAGGAGTAAACGACTGATCAAGCTCCCCACTTACTTCTAATTGCCATTCATCGTTAGTAGTGTATAAACCTGGAGCAAAGCGGACAAACATACCATGACCGATTAGTTGCCAATAGCAATCTATAACTTCAGCACTTGCCATCAATTCAAGTTTTAATCCATTTTCATTCCCGATATAAGACGAAAAAGTCACGGTTGAATTAGCACTTCCTGCTGTAATTGTCCCTCCGTTTGCAATAATAATTTTAATTACATCCCACGGATAATTAGACCTTCCTTTTATGTCTACAATTCCCCCTGTAGTATTTGCATTAATAGTTACTGGCGACAAAATTCCTTTATGCTTTGACTCACCTTCACTACTATATAGAGTGATTTGACCAGTTCTGAGCATATCCAACCAACCTGTTCCTTGCTCGTTTATGGCTTGATTTTTTATGAGGTCAGCTTTCTCTACATCATACGGTCTTATCAACGATTCTACCGCCATTACAGCCGTGCTACGCACTATAATTTCAGGGTATTCATTACCAACTGCGTCAGATGTTCCAATTCCTTTGTTTTTATAAATCGGAAACGGTAAATAGGAACGAATAAAATCACTTGCTCTTTTTACTGCTTCGGTTTTTAAATCACTCCAATCCCTGGACGATTCAAATATTGTTGAGTTCATTGCCGAAACGCTTAGTCCTCCCATATAAAATTGCAACCTATCTGAACCCGAATCATATTCATATTCGTTATTGGCATTAGGAGTATCAGTTACTTTTGTTTGCTCTGCTCCATCCTTATATAATTGACCACTAACGTCACTTGAATTATGTAGGTAATAAAGGTTGGAAACTCCTGACTCTACCCAATTACTCGCTAAGACTCTTTTATGGTCATACTCTCCCAAATACGGCTCAATAAACGCAAGGTCTGTGGTTGTATCGCAATAACTTTCTTGGTATGTACTCATGCTGTGGCTCCAATTTCATGTGGGAAACTCATTTCTACAATTTCCAATTCTAAACTTCTAATGGATTCAATTAATTCAATTAACATTTCTTTTTCATCGATGCAGGTATTATCAATGATAATATTTGTAAGGTCTACGCACTCAGCAATTCTCTTGCATCTAAGAATGGTTTCAAAAGCATTTCGGTCTGTATCAATGCCTGTTGTTATTTCTGTGATCTTTTCCACGTCAAATAGTCCGCCCCTTCATAGGGGTCAAATATGGTCGTAATTAATCTATTGTCATCATCGTTATATTTGGGGTCAATGATTGTTACAGGTGCATTAAAAATATTTTTATCATCCAGTCCTAATTTATCAGCATATCCATCCATTCTTTTAAATGATGCAACCTGAAGAGCATGGCTAATTAATCCATTTGATGGGTCTTTTAATACTTGATACCCACTTACGTGAGTATGTCCAGCAGTCAAGATATGATCACGCCAACCAGTTTGAACCGCCCTACTGACCGCATGAGCAGTATTCCAAATAGAATGTCCCTTGAATTGATGCCTTGCATTAATCCTTACTTGCTTTCCATTAGGGAATTTAAGATTAATTCTTACGCCATGATTATTATAAACCGTTTTTGTACGTCTCATAATAAATTCTAAAGGGTCACCATCCCCAGACCAAACATCGTGATTTCCTCCAACTAAATAAAGCCAATCCAAGCTTGAAATAAAATGCTCTGATATTGCCCACGATTCTTTTGCCGTTGTGCTTTGTTGGCTATATAAAGTTGCAAGTCTACCTATCCAATTATTCTGAATGTCTCCTAAGTTACCAGCAAACAATCCTTCCACTTTATTAATTTTCGTTGTCAGGGAGAATATTTCAGCAAGGTCTGTTCCGTCATCATCAACGTGAGGATCACCAAAATGACAAATACCAATCGGACCATC